ACACACCAGATAAAAATGAAGAGTGAAAGAGCTATTAAGTGTTGTAGAGACAATAGGTATCCCAGCAGCAGTAGCTGTAGGAATGGGGTATCTTGTTTGGACGCTTTTTAAAAATCTTATAGCCGACATCCATAAAAAATTAGATACCCAACACGGAATGATTGTTGCCTTAATAGATAGAATAAGGCAGATGGATAATGATATGATAAGGATTGATACTTTAGTCAGAACAGCACTAAAGTTACCACCCGATGTAGATAGGATCTCACGGGCAGATGGGAAGAAAGATCAGAGAAAAGATTAATGGCAGGTTTTAAATTACAAACATTTACCGGACTTAACGAAAAGCTAAGCCCTAGACTTTTGCCAGAAGATGTTGCTCAAGATGCACAGAATGTTTTTCTTGATCGTGGAAGGCTAGAGGCACTGCCGCAAGACACCAACGATGCATCTGAAACCGGACCAACACACCCAGCAAGCGACATTGGGTCAACAACAAAAACAATTTTTAAGGCTACCAACGCCGAATGGTTTACCTTCAACGATGAGGTTGATGTAATTCAAAGCCCAATTAAAGAAGATGTCCACGAGCGTTTTTATTTTACTGGTATCGGAGGAGACTCTGGATTTCCTAGAATGGTTGATGCAACCAACGGCATATCAGGTGCTGGACCTTATCCAACTACAACATACAGACTAGGGTTGCCAACCCCGGCAGCATTTACTACAGGTCCTAGTGTAAATAATGCAACAGCAGCAGCAGGTGCTACTGAGTCATCAAGGGCTTATGTATATACAGAGATTACTGCTTTTGGAGAAGAGGGACCACCTAGTACTGTTTCTACAAGCGATATTGTAGATGCCGCAAACGGAGCAACCGTCACGCTATCTTTGCCGGCTGCAACAAGCGGAGCATACAACATTTCTAAAAGAAGAATTTATAGAACAGACCTTAATGGTATATTTAGATTTGTTAAAGATGTTTCTGGAACCTCTGCGGGGACAACAACAGAAGCTGTTCTGGACGCCTCTCTCGGGGAAGAAATAGAATCGGTCGATAATCTAGCACCACCAGATGACACCTCTGCATTGCACCCAGATGGACCTATGCTTGGGATTACAACAATGCCTAATGGAATTACAGCGGGCTTTAGTGGTAATACGCTGTTATTTAGTGAAGCTTTCTTACCACACTCATACCCACTCTCAAATCAAATAACAACCAAGGATGACATAGTCGGTATAGCTTCTATTGCTTCAGGGTTGTTAGTTACAACAAAAGGTAAACCCTTATTAGTATCTGGAACAGATCCATCAGCCATGGCTATGGTTGAGATAGATGCGAATCTACCAAATAGTAATAAGCGTTCACTTGTTGACATGGGAGAGTATGCTATTTATTCCTCCCCCGACGGGCTGGTGCTTATGTCAAACTCAGGCATCAATCTTGTTACCGAACAGATATTTACCAGAGATCAATGGCAGGACTATTACCCGTCTAACGTAGAGGGCTATGAGTACGAAGGCAAATACCTAGGCTTTACATGGGACGGCTCTGACTCAAGCACCAAGAAAGGATTTATCTTTGATCCAAGGGGTGGAAAGAACGCATTTGTTAATTTAGATTTTTATGCACACGCAGGCTTCAACGACAGAGAGGAAGACGAACTATATTTAGTTATTGACGGTACCCTTAAAAAGTTTGGTAGGTCTGCAAGCAAAAGAACATACTCATGGAAGTCTAAAGAGTTTTATTCAAATAGACCTATATCGCCGGGCGTAGCGAAAGTAAGTGCTGACTCTTATAGCAGCCTTACGTTTAAGCTTTATGCAGACGGATCTTTAAAACACACACAGACCGTTACTAACAACAATATATTTAGATTACCCGGAGGCTATCAAGCAAAAGCCTTTCATATCATCCTAGAAGGAACAGACGCTGTGAACGAAGTCTGTGTATATGAAAGCCCACAGGAGATTACCTGATGGCTAAGGTAAGAGGTACCTTTGTTGTACCAAGAGGTTTTGATCCAGAGGCAAAAAGATTTGCCACCCTTGTTAATGATTCCATTGCACAAATTAAAGGTGAGAAGGGAGATCCATTAGATGCGGCTGTAACCTTCAGAGATCTGATTGATGCTGGACTAGCCAAGAGAGATATACGCATTGGAGCCAACGGAAGAATTATTGGCGGATCAAGCTCAGATATAACCATTGGTAATGAAGAAGTTTTAGATATACCCCCACCACCCACAGGCGTAAGTGCCGACGGGGCTTTTCAAAACATTATTATTGAATGGGATACACCTATATTCTTTGGGTTCTCACATGCAGAAGTATGGGCATCTAGCACCAACAGTTTTGCAAGCAGGGTTTTTGTTGGGCAGACAACAGCGGCAGTATTTAGTCACGCTGTAGGTACAGGGCAAACCAGATATTACTGGATAAGATTTGTAAACATACAGGACACTCCGGGACCATTTAATTCTACGTCTGGCACCGCAGGAACAACCGCCTTAATAGACACACAAGAAATAGCAGATGGTTTAATTACAGCAGCCAAGCTTGTTGACGGTGCGGTCACTGAGGTTAAGATAGCCACCGATGCTGTAACAAATGCTAAAATTGCAATAAATGCAATACAAGGCGATGTTATTGCTGCTGGTGCTATTACAGAACAAAAGCTTGGTGTTGATGCTGTTACTTCAGCCAAGATTGCAAATAATGCTATCACTTCAGCACAAATAGCTTCTGATGCTGTTACCACCGCAAAGATAGCTGACGATGCTGTAACTAATGCTTTAATTGCTACAGATGCTGTTAATCAAGATTCTATTGCAGCTAACTCGGTAACAGCAACACAAATAGTTGCAGGAACAATTACAGCAAGCGAAATAGCTAGTAGTGCAATAACAACAGCTAAAATTGCTGCTGGTGCAATCACAGCAGGCAAGATTGGAGCAAATGAAATTACTGCTGCAAAAATAGCATCTAATACTATTACTGCTAACGAGATTGCTTCTAATGCTATAACAGCTAATGAGCTAGCAGCAAATTCTGTTACGTCAGCTAAAATTGTAGCAGGTAGTATTGTTGCATCAGATATAGCATCAAACACCATTACTGCAAATAAGATTGCATCAAACACAATTACCGCAGCAGAAATAGCTGCTAATGCGATTACCGCAAACAAGATTGCTGCTAACTCAGTTACGGCTGCCAAGATGGTAGCAGGCACTATCACCGCAGCATCTGGTATTATTGGTGATCTGGCAATATCATCCGCAAAAATTATTGATGGTGCTATTATTAGAGCAAAGATTGGAAGTGCAGCTGTTGACAATGCGAAGATTGCTAACGCAGCAATCACTGAAGCAAAGATAGGTTCCGCAGCAATTAGCACGGCAAAGATACAAGACGCAGCAATAAACAATGCAAAGATTGCAAACCTTGCTGTAACCAACGCCAAGATTAATGACTTAAGTGCTGCAAAAATAACCGCAGGTCAGTTAGATTCAGCAAGAATTAATGTTGATACACTAAATGTTAAGAGCTTTGATAATGTAAGCTCAACCATTGTTAGTCATGTAACAGCAGGAACAAAGTTCCCATTAGCTAGAGATGGTCAAGCTTATGTGCAAAGAACAGGCACTTACACAGGAAGCAATGCTTCTTTTGTGCCTGTAACAATTACACAAGTCAGAGACAATGCAGGATATGTGGCAATCTTCTCAGGGGTTCTTGGTGATGTTAGTGGTGGCAGAGTGCAATACTCTTTAAATAATTCCACATGGGTTAATGCAAATGGAAATACCAATATTTATTGGAACGCTGGAACTTATAGGGGTTATACCTATGTTTACACAGGTCAAATAACAACCTTAAGCACATCACAATCCACTGTTTATTGGAGAGTATATTTCTCAGGTGGCTACAACCATACTCAATTATCTTTAAACGTAATGATGGATAACACACGATAATGAATACTTTTACTGTTTATGATTTAGCAACTGGCGAGATAGATCACTCAACAACAACTGTTGCAGAGATTAATGAAGTTGGTTTGCAAGAAGGTCAAGGAATTATAGAAGGCTGTTATCAATCAAATGAATACATTGTTGTTGATGGTGAGGCTGTTGTAAGAACAGATAACATATTAGAAATACTAAGATTAAAAAGAGATGCTTTATTGACTGAATCAGACTGGACTCAAGTAAACGATAGTCCTTTAACAGATACAAAAAAAGCAGAGTGGTCAACTTATAGGCAAACATTAAGAGACCTGCCTGCTAACAACTCAAGTGCTACATCTATAGATGATGTTGCATTTCCAACTCCACCGTCTGAATAGTAACAAAGGACTACATTAATGGTAAATTTAGTGATATCTTACGGACAGAATGCTATCTTTAGTTGATGTAAGATTATATTGGGACGACATCCTACCCGGTATTAAAAAGATCAAGGATGAGTCACAACCAGAGTGGCGGATTGAGGATGTCTATGCATCACTTGTTTCTGGGATAGCTGAGCTGTATGTTGATCTTGATCAAAGACCAAATACTAGCTTCATTGTGTTGCAAGAAAAGCCCTTGATCTTCAAACCGGGAAAAAGTTTATTGGTCTGGATTGCCCATGACGATAGGGCGGATGCAGCAAAGAAATATATGGACGAGGTTGAAATGATAGCTGAAACAAAAGGATGTTCTAAGATAGAGTTCTGGACTCCTTGGGATGGTTTAGTGAAAGCACTAAACACTAGAGGCTACAACCTTAAATATTACATAGTAGAAAAGGAGATCTAATGTCAGGTGGCGGCGGAAGCACAACAATTGAAGATACTGCGTCTCAAAAAGCATTGGCTAAAATAGCAGCACAAAGGTTTAATCTTTATCAACAGTACTATGTGCCGTTGGAAAATCAATTTATACAAGATGTTTTCAGTATGGCTGATCCATCAGCATATGAAAATGTATCAGGATTTGTAAATGCCTTACAACAACCACAGTTTCAAGCAGCAAGAAGACAGATGGAACAAGCTGCTTTTGCTCAGGGCATAGACCCAACATCAGGACAATATCGAGGCACAGCCGCTGCCATGCAGCAAGCACAAGCTAGAGGAATGGGTGTTGGAACCGCCGAAGCTTTATCAGGACAAACTGATAGATACTATCAAGGATTGCAAAATGTAATTGCAATGGGACAAGGACAAGCTGGTCAATCAATTGCTGGTCTTTCAGACGTAGGAGATCTTTCTAGCAGAAGGGCTGCTGCTGAAGCAAAATCAGGATTAAGCAGCTATCTTGGCAGACAACAACTTTTAGGCACGGCAGTTGGAACTGGTGTTGGTCTGGGAATGGCGTCGGGTACCTTTGGTGGCAATAAAGGTGGCGGCTAATGGCTGATCCTATGACAAATCTATTTCAAGGAGGATCTTTGGGTTTAATGCCAGAAACAAGAATGTTTATAAACAATGATTATAAAAGCAGAATGGATTTTAACCCACAAACAGGTCAGTATTTTGTAGATCCATATAGAACTGGCGATACAGCTGCTCAAGACACTCTTGCTGATTTATATGAGGCAGAGTTTCAAGATTATTTAAATAGGTTTTTTCCTGTAGAACAAGACTTAATTCAACAAATGACAACTGGGTTTGGAGGTCTTCAACAAGAAGAAATTAGTAGAGCACAGCAAGCGGTGGCAACTCAATATGCAAATTTGAGCGGACAACAAAGAAGAAGGCTTGGTGGTTTTGGTTTGAGAGAAACCGAAAGTTTTTACAAAGATCTTGAAAGATCTCAAGTTTCTGCAACAGTTGCAGCGTCAAACCTAGCAAGAATGAGATCTGATGAAAGAAGAACACAAATTTTATCTGGCGGTCTTGGAAGTGCATTAACAGACAGGGCGGCATTACAACAAGGAGGAGCTAATGGCTAGAGGGTTATTAGGAGTAGGACAAGAACAAAAGAAACAAGCTTATGCAGGCTTGCTGGGTTCAGCAAGAATAGAAGCCCAACAAGATATTGCAGAGCAATCTTTAAAACAACAAAAAGAAATGGCTGAGGCTACCACAGCTGGCACATTGGCAGGGTCAGGTGCGGCTATTGGTTTTATGGTTGGTGGTCCGGTTGGAGCAGCAACAGGAGCAGCTATAGGTTTTCTTACAGCAAAATTATTTGGATAAATTATGGCAGGATTTAGTAGCGGTTTTAATCAAGGTTTAGATTTAATGCTTTCTGCAAGAAGGCTGAATCTTTATGAAGAGCAAATGGAAACACAACGCAAAGAAGCGGAAAGAAAAGATGTTCCAGTTTCTGACGTTGGTATTGAGGGGTTTGCAGAAGGAACAACCATTGGAGAGGCAGAACAAGTATCTACCATACAGTCAAGGGTTGCTGCCACAGAGGGTCAAGCTGCTAGAACAGAGCTATTAAAAAAACAAACAGAGCTTATTGACATAGACCTATCTCCAGAAATGCAAGAATTGGCGACGAATGAGAGAGAATTAATTCTTAGAGAAAAAGAAATAAATACCAAAGTAAAAGAAATGGGATATGAAGAAGCTGATAGATATACATCTGCAAAACTTTCAGAGTATGTTTATGGTTCTTTGAAAACATATGCACAAGATGAAAATATACCATCAAAAGTTGGCACTGCGTCATTTGATGTAATGATTAATCATCTTGCGGGAATTGTGTATGACGATGTTAAAAAGGGGAACCTTGATATTGTTCGAGTGTTATCAAAACCAATGGCTGAGGCAGTTGCAACAATAAACCCACTTATAAAACAAATAAGACAAAACCCAGAAATATTAGAAAATTTAAATCTTGGTGATTATAACGAATCTTTAAATGAAATATTTGGAATGAAAAGCAGAGGCTTTATTGGAAAAAGATATATAGCCAATGATGGTACAAAAGGAACAATTAAATCAGTTGAGTTAGATTTTAATTCTTTTGAGGTTGATGAAAAAACTATCAACACAAAACCTGCTGCTGTTTTAAAAGGAAATTTTACTTATGTTGATGATGAGGGGAACGAATATACAAAAACTTCTTTTATTCCAGATATTAAAAAATCTGCAATAAGAGAAACACAAGCCGGAACAGACGCACAATCTGTGTCTTTGGCAGACATGATTGATTTAACCTCTTCGGTTAGTTTAATTATTTCTGATGCAGTATCCAAGCCAGAAAACGCAGGAATGTTTGAAGTTGCAGAGGCTTTAGAGAAAAAATTAAAGTCTATGTTAGAGCGTACCACAGAAGGAGAGATGGCACTAAGAGCACAAGCCAGCGACGAATTCCGCAAAAATGAAAAAAATCTTTATGAAAAAATTCGTGTGAATCAAACACTTCAAAATGCTATTAATAAAATTGGTGGCAACAATGAAAAAGAAAGCGAATCTATAAGGACTGTTTTAGAATCAGGTATAGACATTAGCTCAGATATTGATATTTTATCTAGCGAAGAAGTTGATGATCTTGGGTGGGATAAATCTGTAAAACATTACCGCATGAAAAGAAACACCGCAGGAGTATTATTAACTGTTCCAAACGAAGCGATCATTAACACGCTTCCAACAGAAGCAGAAATATTAAAAAATTTAAAATCTGGCACTGTATATGAAAAACAGACTGCACCAACAATCAGGCAGCCACAAACATTTCAGTTTAGATCAGCCACCGTGGAGCCCGGCGAAACAAGACAAACATATTTACCTAAAATAAAAGAACAATTCCAAGAACAAGATATAGATGCATTGGTTAAAACTATAGAGCTAAGATATCAATCAAGATATCCAAACAACCCAGAGCTGCAAGACAATCAATTACTAGATCTGTTATTTAGAACTTTAGTTAGGTAGTACAGTGTGGCAAATGATACAAACATTCAAAATCCTTTTTCTTTAATACCAGAAGAAGAAAAAGAAGATCTTGTTCAAGATATACTTAATATAGATAAAACCACAGGTCTTCCAGAAGAGGAGGACGATTCTTTTGTTGACACTTTATTAGATACTCCCGGCATTGGCTTTGGTCCTTTATCTATTAAACAAACATATAAGCCTGCTTTAAGCTTGTTAAAAGCTGGGTCTGCTTCTGTGCAAAAAGCTGTTCCTATGTTTAGGCAAAATATGCTTGATATGCAGTATCTGTCAGAAGAAGAAGATATTAGACAAGAGATGGGTAAGAAAAAACCTGTTCCCACATTTGGAATAGGGTTTGGAGAAGGTGCCGCATCAAGACTGTTGCTTGGAAAAGAACAAAATTTACTTGAAAGTGCCAGAGCAGAACAAGAAGAAAAATTTAATAATTTACCTATTGAAGAAAAAAAACAAATAGTTAATAAATATATTGGCTTTATAGAAGAAAATACTGACGCTTGGAATGAATTACAAAATCAAATTGATTCTATAGAAAAAGCATCAAAGCTTAGCAAAACTGAAAAAGCTTTATCTGCTGGCATGGACTCCTTAATATTAATGACTCCCGCTATAGTTGCTACCATGGCAACAAAAAATCCAGCCTTTGCAACACCAATGCTTCCATTCTTTGGTTATCTTGAAATGGGCTCCTCTTACAGGCAAGCAAGAATGAGCGGTCTAGATCATGATAAAGCTGTAAAGGTTTCTACCATTAACGCACTGTCAGAGATAGGAACAGAAGCGTTTCCACTACCATTTGTAAGTAAAACTCTAAATAAATATTGGAAAGCAAATGGAGCCAATGTCAATACATTTATTCGTGATGGTTTTGGAACAACGATTAGAGAGCTTGGTGCTGAAAATGTTAACACCATAATACAAGAAACAAACAACGCAATGAATGGGGTCAACACAGAGCTTAAGTTTGCTTGGTTAAACAAGGACAACCCTAACTATAAAGGTCCATCTTGGATTGATGTTATGCTGGACAACGCAGCAATGACATCTATAGCAACCGTTGTAGGTGCTGGTGGCATGATAGGAATGCAAGGAACCGCAGCATTTGCACCAGATATAAAAATGACTTTAAATGATTTAGATCCAAATCTTGCAAGAAGATTAGGAAGAGAGCTTGAAATTTCAGCCAAGCAAGTAAACTCAACATATAAGTCAGTGGATGAAACATATAGTTTTTTACATGCATCCAAACAGTTTGATCCCGGGGCAAGATCTATTCTACAAATGCAAGAGGAAGAATCAGGCACTCCGTTTGTTCCTAATAGACAATATTATAATTTTGTAATGCCAGAAATTCTTCCCGATGAATATATGGCACAAAGAATAATTCAAAATGATCCAATGACAGAGGGTTTAAGCGAGGAAGAAATAGAACTAGCAAACCAGCTTCAAGAAGAAATAGCAGAGCTAGACGGCAATGAATTAAAAGAGGCTCTGATAGAAGGGAAAAAAGTTTTAAATATTATGGGTGCCGATCAAATTATTGACCCACAAACTTTTAACGATGAAGTAAGCCAAAGAGTTATTGAGATTAATGGACAGATAAATGCTGCTGATAATCAGTCAACAATTCAAAACCTTGAAGAAGATAAAAAAATATTACAATCATACCTGTCAAGATTTCAGCCAACAGAAGAATTAAATGCTGTTGCAAAAAAAGATTATGACAATATATATCCACAAAATGATCAAGAGATTGTAGAGGATGATGTTGATAGGGCACTTGACATTGGTCGAGATATTGAACTAATAAGTCAACCAGTTATAGATAGCGTTGTTGTAGACAACCCCGATTTAAATGCAGAGATTGATAATATTAAACAAAAATTTATTGCTCCACTTGCTTGGAACCCAAACAATTTAAACCTTATAACAATTAAACAACAAGGTAAGACTGATCAAGATGGTGCTCCGCAAGAACAAAATTATAACACCTACGACCTTGGTGATTTTGGTTTTGACTCCATTGTCCGATCCGCATTAAATCCAGAAAATAATACTTTTAATTATAGCTATCAAAATTTTTCTAATAACACCAACTATAAAAACACTAGGGATTTAAATGATTCTGAGTCAGATATTGTGGCACGTGCCCTTTATGGAGCATTCAATAATGGTTTACCAGAAACAGTTTTGAAGGGGATTAATTTTATAGGGGTTCATAGCAGCATACAGTCAAATACTAAAGAACAAACATCCTTGGGTTTATATACACCTGAGTCAGCCACAATCACTCTTTCTCAAAAAGTATTGCTTGATGAAAACAAAATATCAGAAAATTTAAAAACTAAATTTGAGCTAGATAACTTTGATTTGCAAAGTTTTACATATGGTGCACAAGCAAGATTACAGCAAACTTTGGTGCATGAGATAGCTCATCACATTGATTATAATTTTACTCAAAGCGATAACCCGAACACAAACAGAAAACCATTTTCTGCGGACTCTCCTCTTTTTAACTTTATTAATTTTGATGTTGAAACTAAAAAAATGCAAAAACAATTTGGAGTCAACAGCATCACCGAGATACCTATAGAGTCTTTACAAAACTATAAGTTTGAGACTGGTGGTCCGGTAATGCGAGAAATGTTCTCTATGTACTTTAAATCACAAACAGACAAATATTCAAGTAACTTTTCGGGTAACGAGCTTGGATACCCATTTAATAGAATTTTAATTGATTTGGTAAAATGGTCAGAAACTGGAGGTCTACCAACATCAGAGCAGGGTTATTTGGATTCTAATAACAACATTCAGTTCATGAACGATGGCTTAAATGATTTTGTTAAATCCGAGTTATTCGCACAAGCGTTTAGTTTGTATTACAATAATCCTAAGTTTTTTGAACAAAATGCTCCAGAAACTACTACACTTATAAAAGGAATAGAGAATGCAGTATCTAATAACAGATTTTCACAAGTTGGTTTCGGAATACGAGACTCGTTTCAATCACCTCGTTCCGATGCAGATTCTCAAGTATACTCCAGAAGAATCCCTGAGCGATATGCTCAAACTGGCTCTGAGCAAGGGACAACCTATAGAGGAGTGGAAAGGGATGGAGTCGGAAAAGACAGAGACGACGTTCGATCTACAGAACAGGTAAACTATATTTCTATAGGAGAGCTCTCTCCTAAATCAGATGGAACCTATGATGGTGCACCAAGGCTAGCACCCGGTGTTTTCAAAAATACACAAAAAGATTTTAATAAACTTGCCAATGATTTGGTCAAGCTTGCAGAACAAAAAGACTTATCTTTGGTTGATGAAAGTAGAAACTGGTATAAAAATGTTAATGATGAAGTTGATATTTTAGTTCAGGGTAACCCAAAACTTAAAGAAGATGTTATGCGTCTTCTAACAATATATTCATCACAAACACCCGTTGAAACAAATCTTGCTTACACTTTAAGGTCTTTAGTCGCAATGGCAAAAGGAGCGGATCCCCTCCCCGGATTTCAACCTGAAGCTGGTCAATATGCAAAGGCAGCATTGGCTGCACCAGACTTTGGGCAAAAGCTTGAGGGGGTTGGTTGGAAACTACAAAGTTTTTATGAAAACTTAACTGGAAAAAATCCAAATGCAGTAACAATGGACACTTGGATGTTTAATCTTCTTGGGTTTCAAAAGGGTCAAGGTGCTTTAGCAAACCATAGGTATGGCACATCTGTTATTCAAAAAGCGACAGACATTTATAATAAAAAAAATAATGACAACCTTACCCCAATGGAAATGCAAGCTGTGTTGTGGACCTATGCAAGAAACAAACAGCTGCAAGAAAAGGGCAAGCCAGCAGAATATGTTGGTTATGAAACCTTTTTAGAAAAAGCATCAAGCATAGTCACAGCAGAGGTTATACCAACAGAGTCATTGCAACAGTTTGCTTTTGCAGAAAAACTTTCTGATAAAAAGAAAGCTGAGATGACTAAAGAATTGTTAGATGTAATAACCACTTCTGAGGGCAGAAACGATATATTAAACCTTTTTCCCGGTACAGGGCTTTATAAGTTTTCACATAGCTTTGGTGCGTATGACGGCAAGATTAATCCCAACATTATTGCAAATTTAATACTTGAAAAAGTACAAGGAGAGCAACAGTTTAGTGAGCGTGATTTAGAATTTGCTGATGATTTTTTAAGAGCTTGGGGATATGTATTTAGACAAGAGGCTGTACCATACTTTTCTTCTAACGAATCTATAAAAGATGAGGACATAGCAGATTTAAATAACGAAAGTGTTAATTCTGGATCAGTCATAAAATTTGTAGACACAGCAAGTGGTGCTGTTATAGAAATTTCATCTTTAATGAGAAAGCAATTAAAGGCTGCTCTTGAAAAAGAGGGCATAGATGGCTTTACTCAAATAGATGCTGGTGGAATATCTATTATTAATTTTAAATTTGATGGTAACATCATAGAAGATTTTGATAACAAGATAGATAGAGCCATGTCATCTGTTGAGATTGAGGGGGTTGGGTTTGCCTCAGAACATGGCATTAAGTATAATACTCAGTATCTAAAAAATAACTGGAGAGATAATCCAAATGGAGAAGGTTACCTACAAGGGCAACTTACGAAAAGAAGCATACAGCAAGGGCTTGATCGTATCAGGGCAAAAGTTGACGCAATCTACGATAAATACAGAAATCAAGAGCCAGAAAGAGGACCAGATGGATCCTTCCCAACCACAGGATCAGAGTCCTCAGCAATAAGTCTTGAGCCCGTTAGCAAGGCTCCAGACATTCCACAAGAACAATCAGATGCGATAGACAATGCGTTAGACGGCATTGATCCTCCAGCACCTCCAGCACCTCCAGCACCACCCAAGGGTCCCGATCCAGACGGTGATTTTTCTTTGCCTGAGATGCGGGCGTGGGCTGACACCATGGAGGCTTTTAACATCAAGGTTGCGAATAAGTTTGGCAGGCTTTGGACAATAGAAGAAAATATCATTGAACAATTTGGTAACAACGCTATTACACAAAGATTAATAGATGCGGGCATAGATCCAAACTCAAAAGATTGGAGGGTGTCAACGCAAACAGACATTTTTCCGGGAAGAGTTAAAGACCTGCTTAGAGATATTAGAGAAAACTACTATGAACCCCTTCTTGAATTTTTAACTGCGAAAGGAATTTCTGAGCAAGAATATAATCATTTTATATATAACCTACATGCACCAGAAAGAAATGCATATTTACCTACTTTATTTCAAGATCAGGTTACAGAGGCTGAGCAAAATCTTGAGGCAGTTCAAAACAATGTAGACTCAAGTCCACAAGATATTATTAACGCTAAATCTAAATTAACATCGCTGCAAAATAAATTAAAAAAAGCAGAGTCAGGATCAGGAATTACAACTGAGCAAGCCTTGGCAACATTAAAAAAATATGGGGTTATCTATGATCTGAATGATCAAAAAGCTAGAGGATCTTTAACCAAAGGAAAAAATCTTCTTAAAGCCTTTGAAGATTTTCATAAGCCTTTGTTAGAAAATACCAGAAAAACTCTTTCAGATTCAGGTTTAATAGCAGAGGAGCTAATACAAGACTGGTCTTCAAGGTATAAATATTATGTGCCTTTAGTTGGTTTTGCTGAAGATACACTTATAGACCCCGAAACTGGAAGAGAATTACAAAGACCGCAATCTAAAAATAATTTGATAAACAGTCAAATGACTGTGTCTGGTCAATTAATTAAAAAAGCTAAAGGAAGAGAATCTTTAGCAGACTCTCCATTACAACAATCAATTATACAAGCAACTGGAGCAGCAATTAATAGTGAGAAAAATAGAGTAACTAAATCTTTGGCAGACCTTGCTAGATCATTCCCAAGTGATTTGTGGAGCGTCTCAGAAGATGTCGGGCAAATAAAATCTGTTGATGCTAAGTGGGACCCTGTAAAAGGAAGGTCAAGAGTTGGCTTTAAAGAAGACGGCGTACAAAAGTATGTTGAGATTTATGATAAGCGTCTTGCATTAGGATTTGATAATTTTGATTCTCAAGTTACTAATCCTTTCATGAAAGGTGCTAGAGCTGTTACAAGGTACCTTTCTATGGTCAACACGTCTCTCGATCCATCGTTTATGATTAATAACTTTTTAAGGGATGTGCAAACTGGATACTTCAATTTAATGGCTGAAGAAGAGCTGCCAAATGGTAGGGCTCAAGCCTTAGAAATTTCTAAAAAATATTACACATCTAAAAACATTTTGTCTAATGCTGTCAATCTTGTTCGTTTTGAAAAATCTAGATCACTAAACGCAGAAGCAATTAAAAATGAATTAGATTCAATTGCTACACAAGGAATAGACATTACTCCAGAAATACTTAAACAAGTAGAAAAGAAATATCAGCTGTCTGATGACATGGCTAGAAAACAAGTTCTTTTAAGGAAGTTTAAAGAGTATGGTGGTGAAACTGGTTATATAGAACAAAAAACAATTGATCAATTAACAAAAGAGTTTGAAGATTTAAGAGATATGTATTCTGGAACCTTTAAAGGAAACGCCAAGTCTGCTTACAAAACTATTTTTTCTGTTATTGAAAGAATGAATATGGGTATTGAAAACGCAGCAAGGTTCACCGCTTTTGAGGGTTATGTTGAATCAATGGGTGGCTTGCAAAACGCAACACCAGTAACATATGAAAGGGCTGCTTCATTAGCAAAAAATCTTACAATTAACTTTAATAGAATGGGAACAATGGGTCCTACTGTAAATGCTTTATATATGTTCTTTAATGCAAGTGTCCAAGGATCGGTTAATGTGTTTAGGGGTTTGACGCCCGGAAATGTTTCATCCAGAAAATCCAAAGCACTTATAGGTTTATACGGAACAGGGCTTAGTTCAACGCTTTATAATATCTTAGCCAGCGGTGAAGATGAGGATGGAAGGCTTTACTATGAAAAAATATCTGAATGGGAAAAACAAACTAAATTCATATTTATGTTCCCAGATGTTGAGTTTATTGATGGTGATTTAAAAATAGAAAAATGGGGTAGCGGCTCTAAATATCACATTATGACCAAGGATGGAAGAAAGTATCCAATAGGTTTGGGCATACCAATGCCTTATGGATATGCTATTTTTGCTAACACTGGAAGGGTAACAGCTGAATTGGCTATGGGTAATGTTTTGGATAACTATGATAAATCTTTGGCTAAAGCAGGTCTTGATCTGGGTGAATCATTTTTACATAACTATGCACCTATTTCTATATCAATAAATGAAGGCAGTGTATTAAGAGATTTGGGTATATCTGCGACACCAACATTTGCTAAACCTTTGGTTGAGTTAATGGCTAATAGAGATCATTTTGGAACTCCAATATATTTTGAGCCCAAGTTTGGGCAACTTACTCCGAGATCGTATAACGAAAACAAAAGAGTCTTAGGATTTATAAAAAACATGACTAGATCTGTTAATAATATTTCTGGCGGTAATGAATATTACAGTGGAGATCAGGACTGGGACCCAGCAATAATTCAGTATGTTCTTGATTACGCAACTGGTGGTCTTGGTAGAACTGCTAAAAGATCATATCAGCTTGCATTTTCTCCAGATAGACCAAGGATTGATCAGATACCGTTCTTAAGAAGAATAACCGTTTCGCCTAAAGACTCTGAAGACATGCAGCTTTTTTATGAAAATGTTGAAAAGGTGAAAGAAATAGAGTTTGCATATAGACAGCTTAACGAAGCCATGGATCCCGGAGAGGATGCGGAAGATTTCTTGGATAGAGTTGGGGGCGATACAGGGATAGCCAGTCTTGGGAACTTGTTGAATGCATACTCCACAAGAAAGTATGGAAACAACAGTATTATAGCTGGCGTTACAAAAGAAATTTTAACCAATAAGAAAGCAATGGAATCAGCAAGATCAGAATATTACGAATCTAATCCGTTAAAGTATTATCAAATATATGATGAACTAGATCTTGAAAGATTATTAATTATGAAAGAATTTAACAAAGCATACTTTGAAGCTTTGGAAGAACAAGAGAATAATTAAAAAAGCGAAGCCGCCAAACATACAGTAAAAAGGGGGGTTATATGATTAACTGGCAGCCCCGCAAGAAGGTATCAAACCTCAAGATATCAAAGATATAGTATTCTCACAAGCCTCATTAAGATAATCTTTCGACAAGTGAGCATACCTATTGACAATATTAAAGTCGGACCACCCACCAAGATGTTGCAGAGTATGTAATGGAGTACCATTCTGCACATGATGAGTAGCCCATGTGTGTCTAATGTCGTGCCACCTGAAGCCCTCTAAGCCACACTTTTTAAGTGCCTTATACCATCCAGTGTTTGACGTTCTTGTAAGCTTCCTACCGGCGTATGTGAAGACGTAAGGACCAATTTGTTTTATCTTGTTCAACAACTCTTGTGCATCTTTGTTTAAAGGCACCGCAAGAGATCTCCCGTTCTTGGTCTCGTCTGCATGAATGGATACCCATCCATCTTGTATATCTTCCCACTTTAGGTTTAGGCAGTTGGACATCCTGACACCAGTCATAAGGGAGAAAACAAACACAGGTTTGAGGTGCTCAGGCAAAGCCTCATGCAACCTAGCACACTCTTCAAGCGTAAAGAACTTCACCCTCTTGGATGACTCCTTTACTCTTTTAAGAGTTGGCTTTGTGTCCAACCAGCCTAAATCTTCGTAGCAGTAATTAAGCACTGCTCTTAAAAAGTTTATGTATCTATTGACAGTACCGGGAGATTTTTTTATCCCCGCCCTAGCGTTGGCTAGATCTTCTTTAGATAACTTATTAATATTCTTTTTACCAAAACACTTAGTAAAATATTTAATGTAAGTGGGATCGTTCTTCCCGGGGTTCTTAACTTCGTAATATCTTTGTACGGCTAAATTAAAATCTTTCATTTACCTTGCCCCCTATATTTCTTAAAGTTAGCTTTTTTCTTTTTGTTCATACCTGAACCATAACTAAGTCTTGAATTACCTATAGAAGTTTTTTTCTTAACCGGGGTAATTGATTGTACTGTTTTTGATTTAGCCATTATGAAACCCTCCAAACTCTCCAGCCACCATCGACAGTTCTTATAGCAAAGTTTCTATCAAAGTTTCTTAAAGTATTTTTATAGTTATGAGCCCTGCCACGAAACCTAACAGCTTCCTGATAGTCATGAAAAAAAACAGAGTCGTCTACTTCCATGGTATATAAAGTCTCTTTGATTTCGTCGTGCTTTCTTGTTGAGTGTTTCTGCCAGTTGGGTGGCATCGGTATATTTTTTTCAATCTTTAACATATAAACTCCCTTTTAATGTTTAAGTTAAGATTATAAAGACTTTGTATACTAAGTCAACTTAATAATATTCATCTAATAAATTTATTTGTTTTAATTCTGAGATTGGTATGTTGTAGCAACTTGTTAAAACCTTCCAATTATTACTTGGATCTATTGTTCCCTTTTTTAAAAAATTTGCTTTTTTAAAATATAAATCTTTTTCTAAATATCCAAGCAACCAGATCATGCTGTAGTCTTTTTTAACTCTAGTAAATACATAGATGTCACAGTTCTGATGTGTACTGGTTTCAGCTATTGAACACTCATACCCTAACTTAGGTCTTGTGGAAACTCTTTTGGTTTTAACATCTATTTTTTTATTGTTATAAATTAAATCGTAGTCGTAAGTGTTTTTGTGTTCAGCATTTAAGAATTTGGCAACTATTATTTCACCAATAAATCCAGCTACATTTCCTTTGCCTTGGGTGATTGAGTTGTTAAGCATGCCCATTTTTTTTGACATAGCCGTAGCCTGCTTGATGCATGATTCTGGAACATGCACCTCTAGCATAGTTAGATTATTTTTCGTATCTTGATTTGATTGTTTCATAGTCATCTTCTGAAAGAATTGACTGAAGCGATATGTCATTAAACTTATGATCTGAAGTAATGATCTTTGTAAGTATAGCAATACACTTATGGTCTTGATCAAACATTTCGCCTTGGCTGGTAGCCACAGAGAGAACTCTTTTTATGGCGTCTCTGATTGTAAGGTTATCTATGGTTTTCAATTTTTGATACTCCGCCCAACGCTCGTCCTGAGATTCTAGTTGTCTAATCTTAAATCCAGCAGCAGCATTCTTTATGTTAATAAGTTTCTTTTGATGAGAAGACATTGTGTTCCAGTCGGTAATCTCGGTTTGAGTTCTACCACAAGTGTGGCAGTGAAGATCACCGTATGTCGTAGAGCACACTCCCCTACAAGGGCTGCCGTCTAATCTAGCCTCCCCTTGGAGTGAAGCAAGCCTCTCATTAGATGAAAGGCTCTTTGTTTCTATTGGAGTCATTTCAAATACTTACGAATCTTTTTTTGTCTCGCTTGTATTTGATTCTACTTCATCTGTTTTACTTTGTACAACCTTAAAGCCATCACTGGGTAGCAATGGTGTAAGCTCGCTTTGTAAAACCCTCAAACCCATTTGCATTAAAGCA